TTTTCCTTTACCAAAAGACCGGACTTTGATCATGACCATTCCACCATTGCGTTGATCTCCAGAACCGCTGGTGTTGCCTTCGATCGTCATGCAAGTTTTATCGTCAATCAATCCAACAACAATTCCAATGTGTGAAATCCTGTCTAAATTATCTGAGGGAAAGTCCATGAATGCCAGACTTCCCAGCTGAGGAATGTTTGACCAGCGATTGATTTCCTTGAATTTATGCGCACCAACCGCAGTGCTGACAACCGAATGAATCTTGACGCCAGCCTGTGCAGCGCACCAATTGACAAAACTTCCGCACCAGGGCAACCCGTCGGCTTTTGTAAATTTGCCGTATTTGGTGAGGTTGTCGCCTTCTTCGATCGTGCCCACTTCTGCGGCTGCGACTTCAATTAAGCGTGCGTTTGTGCCATGTGGAAATGTCATGACAATAAAAGTTTTGCTTCTTCGTCGGTAATGCCTAGACGTTCAAGCAATGCAGCCTTATCAAGTGCGCGTTGCGACAAAATAGACTGTTCTTCTGCTTTTGCAGCCTGGGCTTCTGCTTGTGCGTCTGCAATATAAGCAATTTCTTCAGCGGTGGCTTCGCGCTCTTTGCTGATTCCATTTTCTTCGAAGGCAATGATCATGATTTCTCCTTATGAATTTTTGTAACCGTAGATGAATAAAGTGCCTGTGATGTTTCCGCTTGATGGATAAACGGTCATGCCTGTGAACGATGTAGCAGAGTTGAAAGATCCACTGATCTGATTGATATAAATGCTTGAATCGTCGAAGATTGCCGCGTGACCCACCCAATTTTTGGTGGCTGTCAAAAACGGATTGTAAAGTTCTGTTTTGAATGACGATCTTTCTGTACCTGTTCGGTGAGCGCATAAACGACCAGCGGTTTGCGCCGTTAAGCGTACATTTGTGCCCGTTGCGCCTGATATGTCTGCCAACTGATAATGATAATTTGAGGTTGAATCATCTGACCCACTTACTCGCCAGCGGTATAACAAATCTCCGTCGGCTGATGATGTAAAACTTCCATTGATTAAATAGTGATCATAGGCTGAAGAAAATGAATCACTCATGTCAACTGTGCTAGCGCTTGAAAAAGTGACGGCTTTAACCAATACCAGCCCTGGGCTTGTCGTTGTTGCCCATTTCATGCCAGTTGCTTCTGCGCTATCGGCGGTCAAAACCTGACCATTCGTTCCAATGCTGCGACGTCCGATCGTGTTGTCGGCAGTGCCAGCAAGCAAATCACCCTTTGCGTCAATTGTGCTGATTGTTGGCGTAGTCAATGCTGGTGAAGTCAAGGTTTTATTTGTCAACGTTTGTGTTCCAGTAAGGGTTGTCACTGTTGAATCAATCGATAATGTGACTGCGCCTGAAGTGCCGCCGCCTGAAAGTCCAGTCCCAGCCGTAACCGCAGTTATGTCACCAACGTCATTTGTGACCCAGGTGAAGTCCATGTCAGTGTTTGACGCCTTAGCCAAAATTTGACCAGTCGTTCCACCAAGCAAATCAGCCATTGAAGTGGCGACCGCTTGACCAAAGACCTCGAAATCAGCTGGTAAGTCAGTGACCAGGTCACTCGACGTTGGCATTTGCCAAGAAAATGGATTGGTTGGGTTTGCCATGTTTTCTCCTAGTTAAGTGATAATTGTTGCACGTGCCCAGTCTAGCGACGGCGACACGCCAGACCAGGTAAATGAATTTGAAATTTCGCGCCATTCCAGGGCTTGCAACGAATAGGCAACGGGCGAAAGATTGAGTGAAACCGAAAGGGTGTTGTACCCTGCGCGAAATGTCCAGCCCTCAACAAAACCTTGAAAGATTCCACCCATGTTTGCGGGAAGGTCATTGATCGCAACGGGCATTCCCATAAACACTTCAATAAGTGCGTCACGATCAGCGTCGTCAACTTCAGGGTTGGTGAGGTCATAAGTGATCTCCCTGAAAATTGGTTGCGGGTCTTTTCTGAGTGCCAAATAAAAGTCTGCCTGATCTTCCGCGTCGGTCTTATTATGAAGGGTTGTGCTGATTATTTGCGAAAGTGTCCCGTATGTACGGATTGAATTCGCGTCGCTGGCAGATTCTTCGCTGCTGCTGGTCGCCCCATATTTGATCGTCAAATTGTTTCGCACGTCGCCCGCGCGGGTTTCGGTACGCAATCCAGTCGCACGCGCCTGGTTGGCAGTTATCTGAACGTAACCATTGGCTGAAAGGTATTGAGTGCGGTGAGTGGCGTCGGCGTAGGAAATGCGTCCAAACGCGTCTTCGTAGATATAGCCCAGCCCTGAAGTTGCAAGTGCTGAAACCAGCGAATAAACGTCGGTGCGCTGGCTTGATCGCGCCGCCAATTCATAATCCCCAGGCTGATCGATCTCGCCCAACCCAATGTTCCCAGCCGTTGCCCAGGTAACGCCAGGCGTGTACGTTCCCCAGGTGATTGCCCCTGGTGCTTCCGCCCAAGTTTCCAGCAATAAATCTGCAAGTATCGTGTAAATCTGATCGCCGTCGAAGTCTTTTGAAAGAACGCCGTCGGTCAGGGCTTTTGGTAAGCGCGCCAATGCGCCCAACGCCGTGATTGAATAAGTTTGGGTGAACATTGTCGAACCTACGTCGCGCACTTCCAACCCAATGTCAACAACGTTTCCACCAAAAATCGCAACGTAAGCGTTGGAAGTATCTTTGACCCGAATTGAAATGGTGGAATTGATATTGACGGGAATGGTTGTCTGATTTACGTCGATCAATTGAATGTTGGTATAACCCGCCTGCGCCTGTTCATAAATGTTCGTGCGTCCAGATTGAATGACTAGGTTTGACAAAACCGCTGACGTGTATGCAACGCCGTCGATTTCAACTAGCCAGACGGGTGACCACTGTGTCATGCGACTGCATTCCCAGCAAGATTACCTGCGCCACCTGTTCCGCGATAAAACGAATTATTTAAGGTGTCAACGATCGTTCTGGCAGTGCCTTCCTTATCAATCGCACCTGAAACGTTGACGTTGATTGTTGTGCCTCGATCGCTTTCCTCACCAGCGCGGAATCCAGCAACGTTGAAATTGGAAGGAATTGCAGCCAATCCTGCGGTTGCAAATGCGGCAGTTTTTGCGGCGGTCGCCACGCCCCCGCCTCCGCTTAAAACGGTTGCGCCACCATTGCCGCCTGAAGTGCTACCGCCAAAAACGCTACTTCCACCAGTGACGCTGGCTGAAGTTGGAATGTTGGTCGATACGGCAGGCACGCTGACGGTTGGCATTGATATTTTTGACACGTTTGGCAAAAATGGAATTGCGTTGTATGCACCAATCAAAATGTTGATTCCAGCGACCGCGCCTGAGATCAAGCCGTTCAAAATCTTCACAACGCCGCCGATTATGTCAATGACAACGCCCGCAATTTGGCCTGCGCGTTCTAGTGCCGTTCCCAATACCTGCCCGATAACTGGCGCAATGACTTTTGCAATAAACGTGCCAAATGTTCGAAACGTTTCTAGGTTGTCACCGATTGCGTCTTTGATGTAACCAAATGCTTTCAACAATCCGTTAATAATCGGCGTGAAAACAACTTTGATGATGTTGCCCAATTCTGTGATCGTGCGACCAAGTCCACCACCGTCAAGGCTAAATGCACCTGAAAACGCATTAATGACCGGCAACGCATGTTGATTGATGAAGTTAATTACCTTTTCTAAAATAGGCAACAACGCAAAACCGATTGTTTCTTTTGCTTCGTTAAATGCAACCTGCATTCTTGCAATGCGTCCAGCATAAGTGTCAGCGTTGCGCGCAGCCGCGCCACCAAATAGATCAGTCAGTTTGCCTTGTACTTCGGTAAATGACATGGCTTTCAATTCGGCAGCTGATAAGCCAATTCCTAATTTGCCCAGTGATGTTGTGTTGCCGTCGTAGGCTTTACCCAACGCATTTGCAACGGCTTCAAGCGGTTTGCCTGTGGCAGTTGAAATGTCAAGTGCGGTCGTCAGTAAATCTTGCGCAGTTGTAATGTCGCCCGTTGATCGTGCCAGGCGACCCAATGCAGGGCGCAGGTCGTCGTCGGCAACGCCTGTTGCCAATGACATTTGCAAGATCGATTGTTCAGTTGCAGCGATCTGGGCTTGCGTTGCACCTGTTGCGTTCTCCAACGCCAGTGCCAATTGTGTCTGTGCTTTCTCGTCTTCGATCGCGGCTTTGACGCCGTCAATTCCAATCTTGATTGCATAAGCGCCAGCGGCGGCGGCTGCCGCCAAAAATGCTGCCCCAATGGCTTTTCCAGCCTTGCCCATTTTGTCGCCAAATGAATCAACGTCACTGCCTGCGGTTTTCAGCGATTTGTTGAGGTTGTCAACGTCGCCAAGAATTGAAAGTTTAAGGGTACGACTTCCAGCCATTAGGTGTACTCCTTCACAATCTTAGAAAATGAATCTTCCCACTTTTTGACGATCTCAGGCTGAGCGCTTCGAAGGGTTGGATAAATAAACCAACCGCGTGACCCGCGACCTTCACGCCCTGACCAGACTGGGAATTGCTTCAATCTATTGGAACCAAATTCCACGCCGCCCCAAACCTGTTGGGTCGTGCCCCCGCCACTTAATCTTTGACGAGCGAACCCATAGGAAATCTCACCAATTTTTGATGATTTCGAAACCGTTGCACCGTCAGCAACTATTTTTGACGCACGATTGTTTCTTCCACCTGCCGCACTTGAAACTTTTTGTTTGACGTATTCGGCTAGTTCTGACGTGGCAACTTTGGCTTGCTTGATCGCTTCGTCGTCCATTGCTTTGAAAGAACGGAGAATGGCGCGCAGTTCAGCCTTGTCATAACTGATCGATACTTGTTCAGCCATTCGCCCGTCCTTCCAGAATTTCCAACACTGTCAAAATGTCCTCAGCCGTTTCGAATTGTTCTTTCGGTAAATTGGTTGCGATAGCCAATTCCCAAAC